AGTGTTAATACCACCGCCGCCGCCGCCGCGAATGCGGCAGTTGTGCTACCTGTTTCTTTCTTGACGAGTTGGTATGCACCTACCATGAGCAAAAGCGAACCCGAAATCAGTCCGGCTTGGAACCCAAACAAAAACATGACAGGGAGCGCTAAAACCATCGCGGCCACTACAAGGTTGATTGCACCATACAAACCGCCTTCGCCTTCGCCTGTCATAGCCATGATAAGACCTTTCAGCGCCTCATCAAGAACAGGTATGCCCTCCGTGTAATCTAACAATGGTGTTTCAGCACCTTGAAACGCGACTGATACTGCCGCGATAGCAAATCCAACAAGTAAGAATATAGAAAGAATAGCAAATATGTTCATTGTTAATCTTCGCCATAGCGACACTTGATTCTCAACCATCTTATTCATCATTTTCCCATAAGCGGTAGCGCCTACTATTGTCACCATCCACTTGGTCAAACCTGTCGCATTCTTTTCGACTTCTGCTTTCTGCTCTTCTGTGAGTTGTGTTGATTGAGTTTGTAATTTATTGAAGATTTTAACCTGCTTACCTAACCCCATGAATGATTTACCTACCTGCACGATAGGATTTTTGTTGAAAGCGGCTTTTAGTTTGCCTTGTTGCTTCTCCATTATACCTGCGGTTTTACCGTAAGCGTTTCCAACAACCCCCAACTCTTGTAGTGCTGTTTTCAAATCATTGAAGTCTTTGGATAGTTTAGCAACATCAGTCATTTATTTCACTCCTTAATCGCTAAATGGCATAGGTGTTCCCGCGTCTGTTCCTGCTACGCTCATTTTACCCTTAGAGTCATTGGTTGCCTTTTCCATTTCTTCTGCTTTAATTCTTTCAGCCGCAGACGCGAATGCGAGAGATTCTTCAAACTCATGTAGCGACATGTCCCACACATCGCCTAAGCGTAATCCGTAATGTTTCGCTACAAAATACGCAGAAGAGTTCATGTAAATCTCAATGTCGAGTTCTTCGGGTTTGTGTGACGGGGCCTTCATAAACGAATAAACTGTGTCTATTCGTTGTCCCCATCGCTCAAAGGGTTGTTAATCAAATCCTGTGGTTGTGGTAATAGCGCGGTAATTTGTTGAGCAACATATGGTTGTAGTTGCATCATTTGAGTAGGTGTCAGTCGTGGTTCAGTTTTCTCAACGCACTCCGCGAACATGTGTTTCCAATAAGCGGCAAGGTCAATATCAACTCCGCCTTGTGCGGTGATATTCAAAAAAGTCTTGATGGCATTCTGCATCTGCATAAAGGACAATTCGCGAATCCACACCTTCAATCCAATATCGGGATTGTTGGGGTCTACGCCAATCATATGTTCTTTCGCTGTTGTATTTACCAATAGGCTTAATGCGCTATCAACCAACTGTGTCGGCTGTTTCTGTTTCTGTTTCGGATTCATTACTTACACTTCCTGTTTCATCGCTTGATACTGCCTCTTGCGAGGGGGCATCTTCGGTCACTTCAACTGCCTCTTGCGAGGGGGCATCTGCGTCCAATAGACGGGCAACTAATTCCGCCTTTTTACCACCAACTGCTAAATTGCGCGCACGACAAAGTGCGCGTAGTTCTTCAACTGTTAGGGGATTGTAATCGGTCGGACCTTCTTCTTCAAGAGGTGTAGTTTCTTCAACTACTTTTTCGGGAAATGGATTGCCGTCTGTCATAGCGGCTTCGGGATTGAAGACTTCTTCTTCAACGATTTCTTCTTCAAGAGGTTCTGCAACATATGCGTTTTTCTCAACAGCAACCCATCTTCGGGTTCGCGCTCCGCCTAAATGCATACTTTCTCTCATGTAATCACGCCTACCAATGCAATTCTTTTAAGTTATCCCATGCGATATTGAATGATTTTTTCATATTGTCTTTGTCTTTGTAGCAAGGACATTTAGGTTCTTTGCTTGAACAATTCATTACATCTTTCTTCATACACGCGCATGGGTTCTTTTTAGTAGCGCCGCAACAACATGAGTCTTTCATGAATTACACCCTTCTTTCTCGCATGTTGAGCCTTTAGGCTCACACTTAGGACAACACTTTGCTTTCTGTTTAACGATGGACCATGCATGATTCATTGCCATAGGATAGCCTGTTGCGACAAGGTTTTGGGTTTCTTGTGGTTTGTTGAAATCTCGCACAGGGGCATTTGGGTTTCGTCTACCGTCCTTATCGTGAACTTCTGTTCCTAATCTTTGCCTGTGAGATGAACTTGGTTGAACATGTCTTTGATTCATTCTGCTGTTTTTAAGAGCGCGAGCCTCTTTTTCATTTTGAGGCATTCGGTCAAATTGGTCTAAGTCGCCTTGCATTTGCTCTAAATTATTTCTTGGGTTAGCGCTACCAACAGGACCTAATATCTTATCCGCGTGTTCTTGTCCTTCCGGGCCGCGGTAGTGTCCGCCCGCGTCTCGTCGCCCCACTCGTCCTTGTTTAGTGTTGTGTGCCGCCGTTACCTTAGCGCTGTTTGCTGAATTATATTTTCTTCCTTCGCTGTTGTAATCCATATCATACGATTCTCGCTCCATCTGTCTGCCTGTTTTGGGGCTGATACCCATGTTTTGATAATTTGGTTCGCTGTTAGTCGGTGCTTTTGGTCTTGGCATAAGTTCAATCTTACGCCCCGGTAGCGCTCCTTGTGCGTTGCCATCCATAGGGTGTTCTGCGTTGGGTGTTTGTTGAGTTGATGTGTTCGATTTAACACCTGCGTCGTTCACATTAGGATAAACCCTACCGTCCGGCTGATAACCCGACCTTTGAGCATATGACACCGCCGCAGGGTGAGGTTTAATTTCCGTCATACCGCTACCATATTGAGTGTGTGTAGTCGCTACATTCTGTTTTAATACAGTCCATGCTATATTCATTGTATTCATTATATCACAGTCCTAAAAATGCGTCGTGTGAAATGACACGAACATGCTTTGGCATGATTGTCATCTCGCTCTTGATTACACCCTTATCTTCGGGGATTGGTAGCGGTGCTTCGCTGATGATGTAATCATCGACAACGATGATAACTTCTTCGCGGTTAGCACCCACACCTGCCTTAGTAAGAGTAAGTGTGATTGGTTCTGTGTGACCGTGACTACGGTTGGTTCTGTATTCGTGCCATAGTAGCGGGTCGGAAACAATGATTGACATTTTCATTTCATACTCAACTTGTTTCTCAATAGTAAGGTTTGGATTGCGCGAACCGCCAAATGGAACTTGCTCAAGTGATTGACCAAGTGAGTTCCTTGATTCTCTAAACGAAGACCCGCGAACAGTCAAAAGGTTCTCGATATTGTTGTTTCCTGTAAGTGCAAAGTTTGTAATTTGCGCGAGGTTAACACCGAAAGCGCTAATCTGTCCGTTGTAAAAGAAGTAAGGTTTCTCGGTGTTTGGTGCGATACCTGCCTTCTTTCGTTCTGCTTTACCGTTAGCGATGTTCTCAAACATTCGATGAGTGCTGTATCTGTCACCTTTGTTAGCAGGGGTTTCGTCTTCAAGACGGCCTGTATCTGTGTAGCAATATAGCGCATCAAAGTTAATTGACAGTTTGACTTCTGCATCCGCGTCTGCGGCAAGTGAAAAGTCCTTTACTTTGCATCCTCGCCAAATACGAGTTAGTTGTTTGTTATCGGATGCTGAACCCGGTGCGGCTTCGCTACCTGTTGCGCTTGCATTGAAAGAGCCGGTGTTGCGCGTTCGCATACTTGACTCAAGAGTGAATGAAGGAACGGTTGGTCCTTGAAAAATCAACCGCGACATTCGGTTTTGGATTTCTCCATAAGAACCCGCAGTAGTGTTGAAGTTAGGAGAGCCGGTTGTATCATCATCTGCGTAAGCACAAACTTTCTGCGCCATGTTTGCAACAGCGTGGTCGAAGGTGAATGGCTCATCAACATAGATTCGCTTACCAACAGCATCATGCAAAATGACACGGCGGATTTCATTGCGCTCGGCGTTCTGCATATCAACACCAAGTCCATTAGCGCTACCCCACTTCTTATTATCTGCGGCTACTGCTCGGTCTGTTGGGAACTCAACTGCTGTTCCATCAACAATGAGTAAGTATTCTCCCGCGACAGGCTCGCCGGATATACTACCTGTGTATTCAAAGTAAGTATCACCTGCGGCAATAGGTAGTTCGCCACCAACTGTAATAGTTGATTTAACAGTAGATGGTTCATCAACAACTTGCGCGCCGAGAGCATAGTATAACCAACGAGCGCTGTTCATCATGGTTTCGATAGCGCCACCTTCGTTCTTCATGCTTTGAGGTTCTTGGATGACAACATCACGACCAAGACCAATAACATGGCTTCGACGGATTTCGACTTTGGTTTCCGGTAGCGATACCGTAGCGGCAAGACCTACGAATTGGTCTGTGAGAACGGACTCATCGGATAGTTTAGCGCTTGTGTTGTAAGTCATTCCTGTGTCCATTGTAGGTGTTCCGATTGTGTCAATGAGTATTTCGTCATTATTATTCGATGCACCATTCGATTTCATCTTTGGAGTGACTGTGATTACCGCGCCGGAGTTGGCTACGATATTGTATGTATTACCTGTTGTAGCGTAATCATCACCGACATAATGTGTGGTTGAACCTCTTACGCGAAGTTGAGAACCAACAAGCATTCCCGCAGGATATTTGAGATTACCACCTGCGTCGAACATTCCGCTTGTTGCTTGTGTGAATGTAATATCTGTGCAATCGGGGTTGTTTGCGTTAGTTGTTTTTGTGAATAGCAAACCACCTGCTGTAAGAGTTGCTACGGTTGCTGTTCCGCCTGTTCCTGTTCCAAGAGTCAAAACATCTCCAATAACATACCCTTTACCACCGGCAGGGGGCGATGCTGTAAGAGCAGTAATAGCGCCATTAGCAACAGCCGTGACTACAACTTTGAAACCCGACCCTGCTCCACCTGTCATAGTGACTACATCGCTTACTGCGTGTGTAGCGCCACCTGCGGTGACAGTATATGTTAGAACACCACCTGTGCCGGAAACAGTATTGATAGTAATTGCTAAACCTGTTCCGCTACCTGTTGTCGCGCTTTGAGTGACCGCATTACTCGCTACATAACTTGCACCTGCGTCATCTACCCCCGAAGCAGTTATCACGCCGTTTGCAATTGAGGCAATAGCAACTGTCGCGTCACCATCACCGCTACCGCCGGTTGTAGCGACCGTGGCGACAGAATAACCCGAACCCGCAGTTGTAGGAGAAGTGGTTAGTGTCGCTACGACACCACCACCAAATGCGCCGTGTTTAAGCGCTACTCCGCATTCATGTCCGAATGTTATTTCTGCTAAATCTCCTTTATAGACTGTCGATACCATCTTGTTTCCCTCATTATTTTTATGCTATTAGTTCGCTGAAAATTACTATCTCAACTTGGAATGTCATGCGATGCAACCGCTTCGTTCGGTCCGAAAGGTCAGTTCGTGTTTTATAGAGTAATCGGTCAAAATTAGCCGCATCGCCTTTTCTGTTCGCGTGAACGATACGCCGAATCTCATCTTCTATCTTAGACAACTGTGCGCGCCCCTCCATAGTCCGAGCATCAACTGTCACATTTATACGCGTGTGAACGAAGTCGTAAAACACTTCGGGTTGCTCTTCATTATGCGCCGTTTCGTATAGAACGATAGCGTCCGAACGGGATAAATCAAGACGCTTACCACCCGGTTCAACAGTGGTTATGTCTTGAATGGTTGGTTTCCTTTGCGATGTATTACCGCGATTCCAACCATCATCAAATAATTTTTTGATAAGTTCTATTGATTCAAGACCCATCAAATGTCCCTCCCAATAGAACTTTCGTTAGCCGCTTGCTTCATAGCGGCCTCTATAATTGAATTGTAATCGGGATGTTTTGAATCCATTTTAGACCCATTTTCAAGCAGTATATTGCCTTCTCTATCAACCTCATACCCCATAGCATCTGCCGTCGCTATGAGAAAAATACGACCTTCGTTGCCGTATATTGACATTTTTCTTACTTCTCGTAGAGGAACTGCCAACTGCTTGAGCATAGCATCTTTATCATACAACTCACTCAAGCGTCATCACCTCAACATATCGCGGTAAGGTTTCCGCTACTTGAGCCTTTAGGAGTTGGTATTTTGAACCTAAATCAACATTCTGTGTTCCTTCGGGCAGTAGAACGCTACGGTCGTCGGATAGAATCAAATCCATCGCTACAAGTTTAGTGCAAATATCCTCGATGGCTTTCTCCACATAGCGCTCTCCATACACATAGGAAACTTTGACAGCGTTCCATGAGAAGTAAGGATAAGTGTTATTGAAGTAAATGATACCTAAATCATAGTCAGCCCACCAATCTCGCAAACGCGCTTCGTCACCTGTTGAACCTCCAACATAATCAATGCTGAATCGAGTTTGATTTACAGAAGCACCATTTGTTGCCGCCGCGCTTATATCGCCTGTGAGGTCAGCAACGCCGTTTAGAACATTACCTGTTTTGCTTGTGTAATATCCAATAGCCGAACCAATTTTAATAAGACCATAATCAGCAAATGGTGACGCGTCAGTAAGAGTTATTTCAGTAGCGGTTGAAGATACTACCGTTCCTACAAACTTGTTAGCGCCTGTGCATGAGATGCCGTCTTCGTCTGTTATAGCGATAGTAGCGGTTTCTCCTGCGTCACCACGACGCATGCTTGTAATTTTGATTTGGCCTCCACCGTAGTCTGCGTTTGCGGATGACATAAACTCATGATGCACATTAGCAACAACTGAACCCTCGTCTGCTTCTGCGTCTTCAAGAGAAAATGATGGAGAGAATAAAGTTGAAGTTTTACCGCGTCTCAAATCTTTGTTGATAAGGTCGGACAATTGTTGCGCGGTTGTGACATTATCAAATTGAGCATTGAACTTTGATTTGGTAGTCCCCGCTGTGAGAGTAGCGATACCGCCACCACCGGGGCAAAGATACACTTTGTCGGTATCTGCTGTTAGTTTAGTGAAGTCGATAACTTTCAAACGCACTTCTGCGCAAGCAATCTCGCGATACTCATGCCCTTGCCATACTTCAAGTCTCATAATTTGCTGAACATTGCGAAAGTAAAGAGGAACAGAACCGACATAATCCGTATAATATCGTCGTCGGTAAGGCTTGTAAGTATCGAAATTGACATATTCTGCTGTTTGTAGCATAGGTCGCCATGAATTGTTTGTAAGGTTGTCTATTTTGTCTTGAGTTCGTTGAATCAATGTTTCAACTTGTTTCTTTGTGATGCCTTTACGCCTACCATTTGTGAATGATTGTAGCGGTTGAATATACGCTTCGTCTGCTATGTCGTAATCACCCGTTGTTCCACCAACCCATGTTATGACGACATTACTACCATCACGGTTAATGTCGGTTATAGTGAGTTCTTCTCCCATTTCACTATTACTCGCGATTTCAATTTTATCACCAATTTCAAAGCCGGTGTGTCTGTAATCGTTTGCCGTAATAGTAGCAGTTGTAGCGCCTGTGTTAGAATCACTCACAAGATAAACGGGGTCGGGTAGCGGTATCTGTAAAATGTCTGCTACCTTTTGTGCTGATGTATAGTATAAGCGCGTAGGGTCAAGTGGTCTTGATGCTCGCTCTCCTGTTTGAAATACAGTTGGCATCTATTGTTGCCCCCGCTTCGCCTTTTCTGCTTGTAGTTGGGCTTCTAACCTATCTGCTTCTGCTCTCTTCTCCGCTACAAGTCTTTTCAACTCTTCAAAATGAGGCGCATATTCTTGCTCAATGCGTCGTGCATCTTCTTGTTGTTTTCGCTCTCGCTCCGCTTGTTGTTGTGCAAGCATTCTGCCAATTTCAGCAGGGTCGTTTTTGAGAATTAAAATCCAACTCATTAAATCACCTTCTCAACCTTACCAAGATTATATTCCATTGGTTTTTGACACGAACCACAGCGCTCAAGATAACAAAAGTGAAGCATACCGCAATGGCGACAACGAGTTCCGCTACCGATGTTTAACACATCACGGATGTTGCGCGAACGAATGTTCTGCTTTTTGATAACGCCTTTGAGTTTATCTCGTTGATTAGGGTCAACACGGTCGCCTTCGTCTTGTGACCAACCTTGCTTAGCCATTCTGTGAATGTCTTGTGGTGTTAATCCCGTCATGCTATCACCGTCATCCATGAACGGCTACCACATAGATGTTCCCTTGACATTGATATGCTGTTATTGCAACCATTCCCGCGGCGGTATCATTCAACACCTTAGCGATGCCACCGGCAACGGTGTTAACCGTTTCACAAGCCTCGTTAGGTGTGAACTCATGAACTGTGACAGAAGGCAAGGTGAATCACCTTATCTCTTACCGATTGCAAACAATTTTCCACCTGCGGCCACACCGGGGTCGGCGTGAACCACAGTAGTTCCATTGATAGAGGTTGTAGCGTTTGGTCCTGCACCGCCTTTGATAGCGCATACTTGAGCGAATAAAATCTCACTCATAAATGCGCTAAGGTCTGTGCTTGTGTCACCATTTGCGACTGTTCCGGTAATTACCAATAAGTCTCCTAATGTGTGTGGTCTGTTATCGCTTGTAAATGCCATTATTCTTCATCTCCTGTTGTGTTATCCATATCGCCTTCGCTCATAGAGTCTTCGGTATCTTCGGGTGGGTTAAGGTGTGCTTCGACTTTAGCGAGCAACTTTGCTTTGGTGTTCAATGCGCCGTATTCTACGCCGCTATCGTCCATCCAAGTCATAATGTCACCCTTAGTCCACTTCATGTCGGGAATACCGTCATTACCTTCGTCTTCTTTAGCAACAGGTAGCGCGAAAAGCACACCGTCTACTAAGAAATCACCAACAAGACTTTTCGCATAATGGTCAACCCATTCTTGCGTTTTGCTTTCTGCCTTGCCCCAAGTCCAAAACCCTAAGCGACCCATATTACGACCCGCTTTGTGCGGACCTTTGTAAATTACAGTCGGCAAAAGGAATCACCTCATGCACCGAGCAATAGAACAGTCACTTGCACTACTTGATTCGCTACTTCGGAATCAATGATTAGACAAGGCAATGCTCCACCTGTTGCAAGAGGCGCGGTTGCTGCATCTGCACCTACTTTACCTGTGTTGGTCATTGTGATTGTCACATCTTTCGCGGCTGTTGCCGAAGCATACCCGATAATTCCGAGAATCTTTGAAGCACCGGCTGAAAACAATAGAGGTTCAACGGTTGCCGCTTGAACGACATTCACTGTAAAAGTGACCAATCGTGGGCCTCCGTTGTTTGCTCGGTCTGTTTGTTGAGGACCAAATGAATCAGTCAACGCTCCATCACCCGGATAAGACGCACCGAGCCATGTTGTTTCATCGACAGGTGTTCCTTGTCTCAAGTCAATATCAGCAAGAATGTCAACGAGCGTAAAATCGCTGTCGGCTACTTTAATGCTAAGTCCATTTTCTGTTTTTGTTGTTGTATCTACCATCTTTCATCATCTCCTTCATTGTAGGTCACGAATTGAACCGCTTGCACCAAAGAAACTACCCCATAGTTCACCCATAGTTCGGTAAAGCCCTTCTTGGCCGAGCCTGTTAATCGCGAATGGGTCGCCGGTTTCGATACCGGATTCAAAGTATTGTGTAGGAATTGCAGTTTGGAACCACAAGTAATCAGTATCAAGGTAATAGATACGAGATAGTGAACTTGCACCTTCATCCGGCATATCCTTTGTTGGGATAATAGGAACTCCGTTGTATGTAGCAACGATAAATCCTGCTTCAATACCCGGAACACCCTTCACACCGGAGTATGTAGGAGTGATTCTCTTGGAGTCCATGAATCGCTGTTGAGATTGCAACAGTTGTTGAGCGCGCATAAGCGTATCATATCCTGTTAGCATAACCTTTGGATTACCACCGCGAGTCCAAATCTGTTGGAATAATCCATCAAGTTGGTTTAGCGATAGGTTTCGGTTAGCCGCCGCAACATCTACTTCTGCGCTATGGAAATCTTTGCTACCGTCGCGAGTAATAGAATACATGTCGTGGTCAGTGGTAGCGCTTACATGGCCTGTTCCTGTGGTCATCTTATCCGGGTCGGAAACCAATCTGTCGAGAGATTCAAAGTTGTTTCCGGCAGGAGTGTCAACATCAACAAGAAGCATCTTGTTGACCATTTCAGCGTGATGCTTACCCATTTCTTCTTTGAGAACTTGGCGAACATCTCCAAGACCGTCATCCTTGTCGGACAAGAACATGCTCACTTCGGACAAGTCAAAAGTGTGCGCGATGGTCTTTGGCTTTGCGGCAACATGAAGGAACTCCGGTCGCTTGGTGTCCGGTAGCGTTCCGTTTTCTGCAATACCGCCTGTGACTCCGCTTTCAGCGCGGTCGGTTAGAATACGCCATCCACTTCGTTCCCACGGCTTCTTCGGTAGAATAGAGAAGGCGTTGAACTCTTGGTTCAACTGTGACCAAACCTTACGACCGTAGACCGCTTGGTAAGTTCCGGCTGTGGTTGACATCATTGGGCTATCTGCTTTGAGAATGTCACCTGCGCCGTAGGTGTAGCCTGTTTGAGCCGCACCACCGTAGTAGTATCTTTCCATATCTTGAACTGTTCTTACATAATTTCGTGCCATATATTTCACTCTCCCCTCAATGCTTTGTCGGCCATTCGGTGAACATCGTCCCACGACATATTAGCCATTTCCGTAGTATCGGGAATTGTAATTGATGTGGTCGAAGCACTCTTAGTGAGTGTTTCTCCACCACCGGATGAAACGCGGTTGATGCGGTCATCAAGTGCAACAACAGCCTTTTGCAATTCAAGAAGAGGTTTGCGGGAGTCAAACTTTGCTCGCGCTTTCTCATTCTTTGCAATTCGCTGTTCTTTGGATAGGCGGTCTGCGAAGTAATCTCCGAGAGAGCCTTTGAATTGTTGTTCTACGGATGCGGCCTTGTAGACTTCGTAAGCCGCTTCAATATCGGATTGAGAAACATTTTCGGGCATGATAAAATCTTCACCCTTAATGACATTCTTGTTTCCGCTTGGAGCGCTACCCCAATTCTGCTTAGGTCGCTTTGAGGATTCGCCTTCACCTGCGCCTTCAAGAGAACCTTGTCCGCGGTGGTCGTAGCCGGATTGCCCCGGTCCATATCCTTTGTTCACACTATCAAAATGAGCGCGAGCGTCTGCAACATCATGTCCGCCGGACTTTGCTGTTTGCTCAAGCCAATTAAGATAGTCCATTGTTATCATATCGTCTGCTTTGTTCATGTCTTTCATATCTTCACCATACATTGAATCTTCACCTTCATCATCCTCTTCCTCTTCCTCTTCCTCTTCGTCTCCGAGGTCAAGACTTGGTTTGAATGGGTTTCCGCCTTCGGGTTTTTCTTTCATGTCGAAGCCGGTGTCTTTGGATTCTTTATCCTTCTTATCATCGTCTTTCTCTTCTTCGTCCAATTTCTTGGATAGTCGCTCTAATACATTTTGTAATTCACTCATTGGGTCGGTCATAGTATCACCTGTGTCCTCCTTTAGAATACGAAATTGCGCTTCGGGGTTAATACCCTTCTCACAAATCGTCACCTCATGGAGTTCCATGCGACGGATTTCACGGTAGTCACCGCGAGTAGCGTCGCTTTTGTTGACGCGCTCAAAGGCTTGACCGCCTATTGAGAACGACCGTAGGTTGCCCTTACGGATTTCGGATGCAACTTCGCGGGCTTTTTCAATATCCCCGCGAAGTTGAATAACAACAAACATGCCTGTGTCATCCACTTCGGATTTCCAAACACGACCGTTGCTATCTGTATAAGAAGGAATAACTGTTCCTACTTGAATGTTAGAGTGTGCAAGTTGCACATTGCGGAATGCTTCTGCTTTCATGAATCCGCCAAATGCGTCTTTCAAAGCGCTACGAGTAATAAGGTCGCCTTGCTTGTCAACCATCTCGACAGAAGCATAGCCCGCTACAACCAAATCATCACCGAATCCCTTGAGAACAAGGGGTGAAGTGGATGAAGGTGCGAGAATTGCCATCGACCTGTTCAAGCGCTACAAGTATATCAAACGCGCGGTTTTGTTATAGTGATGTTTCCTTTGTTATCCGTAATGGCTTCTTCGCCCGCAGTAGTGCGAATAACCTTTTCTTTTTTGTCAGTTTTAGCGGGTTTTTCTTTGTAATCGCGCGATGCAGGGTCAAAGTCCGGTAGCGTATCATCGTTCATGTTTGTAGTTGGCCCTCGCGGGGACTCAACATCTGCATCTGCGTAATCAACTCCAAGACCTTCTACACCTGTGTATGTGATTTTCTCTTTCTTTAATCGCTCAAGACCGCGCTCAAGGAGTTCAAGACCTTGTTTGATAATCTCTTCTTCTTTTGGAAGTATTTCTTTTCGTTCCTTTGTGTGACCTGCGGGTGCTTCGGGGTCAACTTTTTTACTCTTGTAGCGCTTTGGAGTATTGACGGCCTTCTCTTGGTCTTTCTTGAGAAGTATAGTCGCTATTGGCGACCAATGAGGGCGCATATCTTCGGACAATTTAATGAAGTAATCTTCTCCATGACCCCATAGAGTGTTTTGAGGTTCAAGCATCCACCCACCTTCTTCTCTATCGACTTTGTAAATGACTTCATCATCAAGTGATGGGAATGAAATGTGTATAGCGCCTTTATTCAATCTAACTTTATGAGGTATCTTTGAATCGCTACACATCAAACTTAACGATTCAACGCTATCTGCGGCTTGAGGGTTCGCATCTCGGTCAACTCTTGCCGAGCGCAATTTGTATGTAGGATTCTCATCACCTGCTTTTGTAGCACCTGTGCAAAATACGGAGATGTATTCACCTTTGTCATACCCTCTTGGGCCTTTAGCGCTACCAACATCCATGTAGTGTTGACCATTCAACTCTACTGAACGCGAACCGTAATGTTCGGGATGCATAATTGGCCCAACACCGATACGATAATTCATTCCTTTACGGTCAAGAATAATCACATCAATCTTCTTTTCTTTACTCAAAAGAACCCACTTAGGGTGTCGTATTTCCCCTCTCATGTATGTAGCCGATGCATCGCGTAGCAGTATATCGCAAGAAGATTCTTCGCGTAATAGATGAATTGCTTCTTCTAACCCTTCATCATCCGCGCGCTTTGTGTTATACGGTTCGGGCATTTTGATATGTTCCGATGATTCAAAGTGTGCGCGTAAATGCCTAACTCGGTCTTTAGCGGGCATGTTGTGAGTTTTCTCATCTGCCGCCTCAAGTAAGTCGATGAAGTAAAGCATATCTCCATCAATTACTGCATGAACAACAAAGTCTTTTTCGTTGACTTTACCCATTTCATCATCTATATCGTCGGTCAATTCAACCAACTTCATACCCGCATTATACGCTTTAACGCGCTTACCTTTCTTTTGGAGTATAATTGGTTCACCTTTAGGAATATGCGACGCTACCCAATCACCGCTAAATCCGCGTAGATGTTTCAAGTCGCTATAATCAAAGATTCTGTGCATTGATTTGACAGGAACGGGGCGACCATCTTTCTTGTAAATCAGTGTATCATCAGTTAAAGAATCAAGAAGTTCAATGTCGGACCTGTTTAACATTTGACCCGACCCCATATCGCTAAACACAGGAAAGTTGCTATTAACACTTTCACCCGGAATACCGGATGGTTGCATAGCGACAGGTGGGAATAGCGTATTCCCGTCTGCTGATATATCGTATGGTGGTAATTCCGGGTGAAACTCACGAAGCGCGTAAGGGTCCATTCTCATCTTCATGTTTGATTCACCTTGATGATAATCACCTTCATCGTCGTGAACAATGAGTCTGTTCTCTCTCAATCCATGTGTAGCGATTCTTCTTGAAGGTAGAATAACATGACCAAAAGTTCTGTTCGCTTTAGGGCAACTGTGAACAGCAGGTAATTGTATTTCATTAACACCAATACCGCCTGTTCCAACAGGCTCAAACTGTGTGTTGATTTTACCTGCTTCGTTAGTGATACCTTTTACATCACCTTTCAAACGCTCAATGAAATTACCAAATCTTTCTGTTAGATTTTCAAATCCTTTATCGCTTGTGTCTTTCTTCAAAGGTGCTGTCTTATGCGGAACTGCTTCGATAGCATTAGCGCTACCTTTGGATTGCTTGAGCAGGGCGCGATACACTTTGTTTAGCGCGTGTATTTCTGCATACATAGAGTAATCCGGCTTAGTTCCCTCACCCTTTCTTCTAATTCCTTCACCGCCACTCATCAAAGGCGTATATTCATCGAGTTCGGCTTCATGATGGTGTCCTCCTTTAGCCGATTTGTAATTGTAAGCCTTTTGACCGTCACCTAAACCAAACTCCTTAACTGAATCAATAGGTAATTCTTGCATTAGATTTTGACCACCCGTATCAATCATTTTACCGTCTTCGTCTTTCTCGCGACCTTTAGCGCGATGAGGTATATATCGAGCATGTAGAACATCTGCAAAGTCTTGAGGTGTAGCGTTCTTAGGCAATACGCGACTTACTTCATCAAAGATTTTCTTCACTAATTCATTTTTCTCATGAAGTGGGTAATGGCTTGAGTCCAATTCACCATCGACATACCTTCGCATCATACTCATGACTGATTTATCCTCATCACCCATCTCTATGTTGCGTCGAATGTCGCCACCTTGCCATGTCTGCCTTTGTAGCGGCTTAGTCACATCTTTTGTCATTCTCTTAATGCGTGACTCAATAGCGGCAGGTTTCATACCTTGATTCTCAAAATGAGACTTTAGGATATTCATAACCGATTCGCTTTGTGCGCCATCGCGCGAAGACTGAACTGTTGCATTCTTTATCCAATTCTTTCTTTCTTCGGGGTTTAGTGTTCTCATCCATGTTTCGCATAGATGCGCGAGCATTTTGGTATCAGCCCACGCTTGATTCGCAAGTTTAGGCGTGTGAGTTTGAAACATGTCGGGGTTGGCCCATTTCAATAAAGGCTTCATGATTTGACTTGCCGCTACTGCTTGAGCATGCATCTCTTGTGCATCATCTAAGTAATTTTTGCGCAATTCATCTTGTGTGATAGAAGGCATTTCACCTACTTCGTCCACAACATGTCGTGCTTGTTCAGTTGCTAATTTTTCAAAATTAACTGCGCTTTCTGTGCGTCCATGTTTGTGTTCTATTCTTGCGTATCTTCTCAAATCCGATAGCGCGTCTTGATAATGTGATAAAGGGTTAGGCGCGACAATGTATTGCTTTCCTTCACCGTAATACCCTGTAAAGTTAGGCTTCTGCATCACATCATTACGCAATCTGTTCCTTTCAGCAAAACCTAATTCCGAAACAGTTGAACCGTTTGATGATAGATGAAAACTACCACCATCGCTACTTGTAGCCATCAACTCTTGCTCTAACTCTCTTCTACTGCCAATGTTATCTTTTAGAGTGTCCGGCAATCGAAGAACGCCTCCGTCTTCTTCAAAGCGTTTTATTGCCGCCTCATATTCGTCTTTGTCATAGACCGCTATTTTTGCATTGAATGGGTTATCGTCTTTAGTAGCGCTAAGTAATTCATTTTGATATGTTTTACCTGCATCTTCACCTCTACCTAACGGGTCGCGATGTTTGGTTTTGTAGACTGTATGTGGCATGGTTTGTTTTTCGTGATGTGATGAATGGTCTTCTTCGCTATAATTGTCAATACCATGATGCGCTTGAAAGAGTAAAGTGTGCATCATAAGCATACGGTTGTATGCCTCATCTTTGGTTACTTCGGATGAATGAAGGCTTCGTTTCTTTTTTCCGATTATACCTTTACTTGGGCTGTGTCTTTCAACCCCTTTTACATCTCGACCGAATGTTGAATCTCCAACTCGTCTTAATGTTTCACCGTCTGCGCCTTTTTTCGCACGACTCTTAGAAACTCCACCTATTTTATCCGATTCAAGTCGCGCATGTCTCATTGCTAAGATGCTGTCGCTTGGTCGGTTTTCGTTTTCTAAATCTCTCACCCAATGGTGATTGTAATCTGCTGAAAAGTGATTGGGGTTCCTTTGATTCTCATCATGCGATAGTAGCGGTGTGATGAGTCCGGCATGTCCGGCTGTGACAGGGGATGATGTTTGCTGATAACCACCAACATATTCAGCAACACCCATAGGTAATTTATCCTCCATGTATTCTTCTTCGTCAACATCTTCTGCTTGCGTAGCGGTTTGTTTTTCACCAACTCCTTGCGGGAATGGAACTTTGACAGGCTTACCTTGTTCATATTCTGCTAACTTTTCATCCTGTTCACCCTCACTCATTTCTGCGCGCCTCATAGCCGCAATCAAATCCTGTTTGATGTTAGTGTGTGCGGGGTCATCGGGTTTGGATTGGAACACATCTTGAAACAAAGAAGGTTTCATGTAAGAAGAACCTAAAGTGTCAACAGTGTTTTTCACAGAAGGTAGAACTCTTTCGCGCTCTTCATCATCAATCATTGGCTCTTCTTGAGTGACAAAGACAGAAGGGAATGCTTCGTTCACAGCATCGTCAAAGTGTGACCATTCTTCACCATGCGCACCTTGTAGATTACCGATAGCGTGGCTCATGTAGTATAGAAGTGTCTTATCTAATTCCGGCACACCTTTCATGGGGTCAAAGAAATGGTCTTTCAACTTGAAAGTATGTTTGGAATTATTCAAGAACTCTTTATTGTCTGCTGTCGAACCTTTCTTACCATAGATTTGCGCAAATTGATGCATAACTTGTTTCAAATCTTGTTCGTTTAGCGCAGTATGATAATTCGGAGTATCTTCACCCTCACCTACATCGTCAAGTAGCGTAGCATCTTCATTGGTAGAAGAAGGCAAACTCGCAAGAACTTCGTTTTGCATCTCTCGCGTAATACCTGCTTCGTCAATAAGCGCTATTACATCATCATCTTGGATGTTTTCATTTGCCGCCCCTACTTTTAGTAATTTCTGTTTGAAGTCTTTATTGCGCGTCATATCTTGCTGACCGCGCGTTTGACCGACTGTTCCTCCGGGTAATGAGTTGAAACCGGATGTGCCGACATTACCCGAATAGACACCATGTAGCGCATTAGCAAAGGAGGAAACATGTCTTGTGAGAAACCCTCTTGCATTGTGTCCTAATATCCTATTGATTTCTTTATCATCAAAGCGAGGATTAGGCATTTCGTAGTTAACGCCATCTATATGGCCTCCACCATCTAAAAACCATTCCGAGAACTTTATCTTGTCTTCATAGTCAATAAGAGGTATGCCGAAATACATCATCCAAAAACCCGAACGGTATTTAGCGCTATCTCTTGACTCACTCTTCGCCTTCAATCGCTTCGTGTTCTCTTGCTCTATTATTCCACCTTCACCATACAGGTTATCCCAAATGTAATCATCGGGAACTCCGCGCAACTCCCATATTTTGTGCTGAAAGAAGTGATTCTTTAATTGTGAGTTCACCAATAAATTACGCGCGTTCTCATCACTTTTGTATGTGCCATTTTCTTTTCTGTTTTTAATGATGGCTTTCAGTCTATCTTCATTGACGGTTAATGATGTGAACTTATCGTTGAACTCATCCCTATACTTGCGAAAGTTGTCTACAAATTGTTTGTTATATCCTGCTTCGTTAGCGGAATTAGACCACTTACCCATGTTTTGAGATTGAGCCAATCTTGGATTAACACCCATATCAGCCATAGCGCTATCCATGAGTTTGCGCGTAGGTTCACCATCCATTCTACCGTTAAAGATTGTTTGAATCATTTGAACCATCATCGGAGTAGAAGAGTTGGATGAGGCGAATGATGATTGAGAGTGAGTGAGATTTAAGTGACGGAAAGGATGTTCTTCTGCGTCGGGTGCGCTACCTTCACGCGGTTTTGTTGGTATATCCCAACTCAAAAAACGCTGTGCGAGTTCTCTTCTGCGTTCGGGGTTAGGGTTTTTGCCATTAGGTGAGCAATCATACCAATCATCGAAGTCAAACATTAGTATCGCTTCTTTGGGGTGCTTTAGACCCCTTGTGACCTCTTGACTACGCGTGTTGATAATGTTGGCTTGTTCTCTACGGGGTAAATCGCCGCTTGTGACTGTCGCGATTTTGGCTTTTGCTAAGTAATTCTCAATATGATGAATGAAAGATGGAACAAAAAGTCCATGATTTTCTAAATTGTTTGCGCTAAACATTACATCTGCGGCTTCATTGAGCGCAGAATATCCTTCAAAATACGATTTAACAAAAAGGTCTATTGTGCGCGTATGGTATTGTGTAGGATTGTCTTTAGACACACGACCACCACCTCAATAGTAATCGGTCATTGTATATGCGCCCGGAGGATTTTTATCCGATTTGTCCCCTGCTGTGTTTTCATGTGCAGACAACGCATCGTCGTGTGATGAATGTTGCATAGCATCCAAGTTGACTTCTTCTTTCTTTGGTTCTGTTCGCTTAATATCTTCGGCTTCAATGTGGCGTTGGTTGGTATCGTAATAGCCTGTTTTGACAGCCTCAACACCTGTAACATTTTGAAACAAGTTGCCTACTTTGGTGTCAAACTTATCTGCAACCACTTTTGCTTCTTTGAGTAGCGCTTCTAAATCCGGTGCATTTTCACCTGCTTCGACTTTCATTGGTTTCATTGGTCCACTCTCCTACCTTCTACCTGTGCGGCTGTGTTAGCCATTGCGTGAATATCGTCCCATGACATTTCATGCCATTCTTCATTTGAAGACGGCATAGAGATACCGTTCATAGATTCACTAATTTCTTCTGCGGCTTTAGAAATAACATTGTCGCGCTCTCCACGAAGAGGGTCGCCCCAAACATCTTCACTCGCAGGAGTGACGGCTTTAACAAACCCCGACTTTCGCAACATCGCTTGAGGGTTAGATACTTGCTTTCGCAACATACCTAACTCGGCATCCATAGCCTCCATTTTACCAATAAGCGCTTTCATCAAAAGCATAGCGTCTGCTTCATCGGGCAAGTTTCACACCTGCCCTTGCTTCTTGAAAACGCCACCGATTCTATCCGGGCCAACATAGCCCAAAGGTCGCGATTCTCCTTTAGCAATGACATTTTCGATACTGTTGAACTGCATTACAGGAACACCGCCCGCGTATCGGTCATTGATTCCTGTAATCTTAACTTCGTTTTGTGATTTGTAAATAGCGGTCACATCATCAGCGAGGTAATCGCTTGTTGTTTGAATACTTCGCAAAAACTGTTCTGCTGATACAAGGTCATTATTTGATAGCGCAACTTTGAACTCGGCCATAGCCGTTTCTAATTTGCGCACCATCGGGTCCATCTTGTTGAGAGAGTCGCTCATAAATAGGCCATTACCGCGCGACCTTTCAATGTATCGCTTATCAAAATCCGCTTTCTTGGTTCTTACTTGTAGGGTCTTTTGCGGCTTCTACTGCGTCAAGTGCCTGTTCAGTCACAGTCTTTTCCGAACCTCTTTGGTTCTTCTTAGATGAGGGCGCGCCACTCAAATGCGTTTCGGATGAAATAGGTGCAGGTCCATTATCGCGTTGCCCTGTCCCTTCACCAAGTCCTGCTACACCGCCTTTTTCCATCATCATAATTTGACCTCCGGGTGGCGCTCCGCCTTGTGGTGGTAGCCCCCCGCCACCTTGAGGCATCATCGCACCGCCCATTGGAGGTGAGCCTTGTTGTGGAGGTGGCATTGGCATACCGCCTCCCGGCATTGGAGGTGGCATACCACCCGGCGGTGGATTGCCGGTAGGTGGCATCGGAGGTGCGCCGCCACCTGCGGCGTTAGGGTCTTGTTGTGGTTGAGGTTCGGGTTTTGAATAAGTGAAACGAATATCGCTACCTGCGCCTTCTGTGAGTTCTGCTTGAAATCCGAGTTGTTGCATACGCTGTGCGATGTTGACTTCTTGCTCATCTCGTCGTAGTCTTGTCACATCATCTTCTTCTTCGTTAGGGTAAAGAGTCAATTCCCAATCTTTAACACCCATCTCATACAACAAACGCGGGAATATATTTTTAGCATATATTTTTTGTCCGTATTCAACAGCACGATTTGTGACAAGGATTTGCATTCCTTCATTGTTCAATCCGCCGGATTTACCCGCGTCCATCATAAAGATACTTGAAACGCCATAGAAAGCCGCTATACGCATTCTCACTTCATCGCGGATTTGAGAATACTGCATTTCGTCAAGGCTATCCATGAAGCGAACGAACTCGACTTTACCGCGACCGGACGCTGATTCGATACCAACTTTAGGTATGTAATGCGGGTCGCGTTCCATCTTCTCTTCTGCCCCCTTCCAAAAAGAAGCAGTAGATTGAATGTTGTCGGTGGTGATTGCAAGAATACCGCGAGGGATTCTACGCTTTTGATATGCAAGATAGATATAATTATCCATAGCGGTGAGAGTTTGTGCTTGTCTCCACATGGTAGCGACAGGGCTACGACCATAGAGTTTAGATGGATTGTATTTGCTTGTGTGGATTATTTCTCCGTCGATGTAGTATTGTGTTTTACCGCTACCTGCTGTATTGATGAAATGAACATCTTGGAGAGGTAATCCACATCTTTCTACATCGCAGTTATGAAAGTCGCCATTATGCGGATATGTTTTATCGCGATGAACAGGACATATGAGATACCTGCCACCTCTTGCTCCGCGCTTATCAGCAACTATTCTCATGAATGTAGGGTCGCCTCTCATGATTTCTTTAATTCGCATAAACGATATTTCACCATTATCGGGGTCGATGAAATACTCTTTGATGAGGATAAGGAAACAGTCATCAACAATATCTAAATCCCATTCAATTTCACGCATAACATCCATGAATGATTGGTCCATACTGTTTCTTTGGTCTAAGAACCAACGCGGGTATAGCACTTCGTCAACATCGGGAGATTTGAACTCCGTATTCCCACACAAACGACACTCTTTGACCGTATCATGTTGGTATTCTTCTTCGCAGTTTGTGCATTTCTTGTGAAACTTCTTCTCCCAATAATGCCCGCGTCTAAACACTTCTTGACAAAGTGTGTTAATCGTAGTTCTTAAAACAACAGACTCTTGAACTGTCGCGTAAAGAGCAGGAATGCTCACACCTTGAACAAGAACAGGCTCTTGAATACCGCTTTTCCATAGCGGCATAATAGGTTCGGGGGTTGTTCGTCGGCGGAATGGTTTAGACAACGATGATAGGAATCGACCAACAACGCCTTTTTTCTCTTCAACCATTAAATCAGCCTCTCTATACGGTGAATATCGTCCACAAGGCGGATAACTTCATTGTCCCGTTGTCCCCATGCAAGGACTTCATGCTCTTCAACTTTCCACTCTCGGAGTAGTTTGTCGCGCTCTTCGGGAACATCCTTCCAATTTTCCCACTTAACAACACGGTATAATTCATCCCTTCTTGACTTCACTATGTCACTTTTTCGTCCGCGCATATCAAGCAGTTCTAAGACCGCTTTGGCTTGACCTTTCTTCATTTGAAGATGTGGTGAAATGCCTTTGAGTAATTTGCGTAAATCATCAGCACCGTAGAATTGAAGCCTGTGCTGTGTGCGCTTGCTATTCTTGTGTATTTTCAAATCAGTTTGAAGAACTCCACACCCAAGAGATTTATGCAATTGTTCACAATGCAATTTACCTCTACCTCCTGTCGCTACAAATCCTGCTCTTGGTTCTCCGCGCTTAGTGATTGTGATATATCCGTCAGCGTCGAGGAAACCTGCGGCGTAAGCCCAAATATCTTTGACGATGACCATATCATCACGAACTATTCCGTAGTTTGTTCCAACCTTCTCAATATCGAACTCTATTCCATGCGTTTTCAGCATGGATGACATTTTCCTTATCGTTAGATGCTTTGGTGAACCTATTGAATTGTAAATCTCATTTGAAGATAGCGGACCTCTATCTGTTAGCAAGTTTGCTGATTGTGTTAGCCATATAGCCTCTTGCTTCTTAATTGCGTCAATTGGATGTAGCGCCTTTTTCCATTGAGATTTAGCATCCTTTCTCATCTGTCTTGAATCGAGCCATATTTGCAACTGCTCTTCATTGAAGTCACCTTCGACTTGTGACAACTTTGTTATCACATCATTTGCTTTCTCCCACATAGAGCATGCTCTTCGTAATGATACTTCGCGCGATACACCATGTTTCCTCAAAGCGTGAAGATTTCTGTCGGAAACCCCAAGAGCGCGTATAGATGAAAGATGATTGTCAGCCCACGGAAGAGATTTTAATGTTGATTCTACTTCTTCCCGCTTAGCGATTCTTATTGCGTTGATTGCAAGGTCAATGTCATCTCGCATATCCTTTCTTTCGCGACGAGCCATTCTTAATTCCTTAACCATTGATTCAGCATCTTTACCGAACATTGATTGAAACCACCCGTTGTGAGGCATAGCGCTTTTAAGTTGTTGAGTTGGCTGAACGCTTTGTTGAGCAACAACATCTTCTATCTTCTTCTTCTCTTCTTCTTGCTCTTGAGCGTCGGGTTGAGATGCGACAGTTGGTGCGGATAATTCACCTTCGCCTTGTGATTGTGTCGCGGGCGCATCTCCTATGTTAGCAGAAGAAATAGAACCACTTGCTTTACGCAAAATAGCGTCTATCTCTTCGTCTTTTAGGATTGAACCCGTCCACATCTAACAATTCCACCTTTTGAGAGACGCGCCTTTTGGTGTTAGTTTTCCACCTTTGCTTGTAGCGCCTTTCATCCCGCCCATTCTTGCGCAGAATGATTTTCGTCGCTTGGCTTTCTTTGAACCGGGTTTGAGTTTGCTTGGTTTCGTCGTGACGGGAGGTTTGAGATTCGCGCCGGATTTGCGTTTTGCGGCGGCGCGACCCTTAGCATTTAGTCCACCTTTAGGACTATGCTTATTTGGATTGTAGCCGTGAAACGGCTTCGACTTCTTCTTCGCTTTCAGCATTTCAAATGCTATCTCGTCCGGTGTGCAACACTCGCAGTATTCTTCGTTCAATCAATCAACCCCGCCATCATATCATCAATGTCAACTATTCGTTCTCGGAACTCGGTAGTTCCCCAATGCGCTAAAGCAAGCGCGATAGCAAAGTCATCGTGGCGACCGATGCTATCCAACTTGCCCTTCTTCGACATGCCGAACATAAGTAGTTCCCGTTCTAACTCGCTCATAAGGGTTCGGGAGTTCTCATCGCCCCACGGCAACCTTAATTGCTCTTTCTCAAAACGCATAACTAATCCCATAAGAAGAGATTCTCGGCGTTGCCGAGTCGAAATGAATGTCTTAATTGGTAAGTCTGTGTCCGCGCGTAATTCAGTAGCAAACACACGCTGAAAGTTGTTTGCTTCAAGTTCTATCACATCGGGTGCAAACTTCGCGTTGAGTTTTTGAATCTCCATAATCTGTGTTCGGAAATCCATGTTCTTTCTACGAACCACATGAACCAATTCAAGCAGTTCGGGATTGGTAGATGGGCGACGAAGCACTACCATAACGGTGTAGTCAGCCGACCTGTCCGACGAGATAGCAGGGTCCCAACCGACGAAGTATTGGTCGTCGGGGTCGCCATCTGCGCGATTTATAATTCTTAAATCGCTATCTTTCGCGGCTTGGAGAACTAACGAAGGGAATAAACTGCTCATATCATCCATCGGTTCACATAGATATTCGCGAGCAAATGCAATAGCGGGCATGTCATTTCTGCGCGCATCAAGAGAATCTAAATCCCACCGTTCCGGCCATAGCGCTACACCCTTAGCATTGATAGCAGGGTATGTTTCTACGAGGTAGCCCTCACGCTGTTCTAATTCCGTGTAAAGGTCAGTTGGTGTGAACGGTGTTCCTACAATCATAAGTTTAGAAGAGTGGTGGAGTGTAGGCACAAGAACCTCATAAAACCAACTCGCGACTCTTTGGAGTTCGGTATCTGTCGTTCCCCACAGAATGTCGTCGCATAGAATGAGGTCGGGGTGAATACCACGAATAGCGCCACCGACAGACTTTGCGCTAATGTTTGAACCATTGCTGAAACCAAAGAAAGTCTTTGACCAAGAATCGGGTTTCTTCATGCGCGCCATGAAAGGTATTCCATCTATGAGGTCATTGAGTGTTCTCATGTGGTGAATGGATTGATGCAAACTGTGGCTGATAAGAACCGCTTTACATTTTGGATTAAACGCTACTTTCCAAAGCAGGTAGCCGAGGAACAGCGTTGATTTACCGTGGTCACGCGCCGCTTTCACACAGTATCGTCGTTGTGATTCAAGATTATTATACCATTTTTCGTGGTGGTGAGATAACTGAAAACCAAGAATGTCTTCAAAGAAGAACTTGAAGTCGCGCTTAGCAACTTCGTAGTCAATCTCTTCAAGTGTTTCAAGGCTCAAGCCCTCCATAGGACATTCACCTCACATTGAGTCTTTTGAGTAAAGAATCCCAAGCGTGAGGTTCGTCGTAAGATGATAAGAAATTATCATCATCTAATTCTTCTTCCGGCTCTTCTTCTGTCTTAGGAGCAACTTCACCTTGACCAAACTCCGGCTCTTTTTCTTTTTTAGCCTTCTTCTTCTTAGCAGTAGTCTTCTTCTTAGCAGTAGTCTTCTTCTTAGCAGGAGCAACTTCACCTTGACCGAACTCCGGTTCTTCTCCCACCCCTGCTTCTTCTGCTAAATCACCTTCTAACTTTTCTGCAACCTTTTCTGCCTCTTTAGGTGTAATATCAAAGCGACTCAAGAGAAGATTAAACAACTTCTGTCTTGGCTCTCCACGCATACCTTTCATAGACTCTAATAATCCATCATAGGTTGCCGATTCGCCTTCTCCAAGCCCCTCAATATACGCACCAACTTTCTTGTTTGCATTGTTTCGTGAACCGCCCGATTTGTAAGCCTCCTTTACATCGTCTTTCCAACTACCGCCTTCGTCAGCCTGTGGTTTTCCGCCGGTTTCTGCCGCCGGTGTATCAGTTGCCGGTTTTGGCATAGAATCGTCCTTAGCGGCAGGGTCTATATCTGCGCCCAACGCTTCAACTTCTGCGGCTTCGGTATCTGTGATAGAGTCTTCTTGTTGACCATCAACGCTACCTTGACCAAACTCTTCTGCACCACCCATACCTTCATTGTTAGCGGCTTGCACTTTTTGATAACGCATTGGGTATGGTCTTTCTCCCTTATTCGGGTCGCTATTGTTATCCCAATCAGCATTTGCTTTATCTTTCATTCTGTCCCGCTTTGTTCTGTTCAAATTACGACTTAATTTAGTTCCGCCACTCAAATTATTAGATTGTGAAATTAAAGCAACTTGTTGGTCATAGCGCCTTCGTTGATTTTCATTCATATTATCGGGGTCTATTCCTGCAAACTCGTTATCGAGAATGCGTTGTGCCGCCGCCGCTGAATTGCTCGCCGCCTTCTGTCGCCTTCTGTCGTTTCCTTCTTGAAGATGAGACGCGAGATTTCTCATTGGTCTTAGTCTGTCGCGCAATCGGTATCGTTCTTTCATTCCGTCTGCTGAACCTGCTTGAGCGTCGATAGCGCCACCACGCGAATGAGCGCCACCTGTGAATAAGTTCTTGACACCCGCTACTGTGGCTTGGACGGGTTTTCCCGCTTGCATCAATTCCGCACCTGTTGGTTTTGGATTGTAGCCTTGTGCTTGTTGCGCTTGCATTCTATCATTGTATGCCCCAACTTGTTGCTGATTGATAGCACTTCGCATATCTTGAGGTTGTTGCGCTTGTGTTTGTTGCGCTACATCCTTCAAAAGAATGTCGGGGTGTGTGTTTAGCGCGGAGGATGCGGCTTTCATAAGAGGCATTGGTGTGTTATCTTCAACATCCCAAACGACATAGTTAATATCAGCCCAACTGTGACCTTTCGCTATCATAAACTCGTAAGTTCCAAACACTTTACCACTCTTCATCATGTGAGAGTTCCATTCCATTTCAGTTTCTATATTCATGTTAATGCCTCCAAACACGACGCTTTGATAATGTTAACCACATCACGCCCTACTTGAAAATGTTCCGCTAATATCGTCCAATCCCCGACACTCATAGCGATAGCGCGAACATCTGTCGATTCAAGGTCGAGTTGTTTCGCTAAAACTCTCATATCATTTCGGTTGCGAGGATTAAGATTTTGATATTGAACGCTTTTCATAATTTGCGCATCCTCCCATGTGTCATGCATTTGAACTCGCTCCATTACAGCCGCGATAGCGCCCATAGGGTCGTCTTGTGAAGTCATAAAACCTGTTTGGTCGTTGCGCGTAGCGACTGTTCCTGCGGGTCCAAACGGGTCTGTTGGTGAAGGTGGTTGTGTGCCTTGATTATTCAATGGTAGACCCCCACCTGCACCTCCCGGTGGTAGTTGTTGGTTCTCTTGCACCGGGTCATAGTCACCGACGCTGATATGGTCGGGTATTTGGTCATGCAAATGCCCTAAATCATCTGTTATTTGACCATGCATTTCGTGATGTTCTTGAGCAATCCCCATATTTGCTAAATTGACAGGGTTTCCTCCCTGTCGTAGCGCGTAAGAACGCCAACCACTAACAACCGATTGTGGAGGGCGTGAACTACCCATAGCGGGCGCAATATCAATCTGTAATTCTTCTGCTGTTTTGAGGGTAGCCAAGATTCTCTTAGCCGCATCTGTTCTGCCTCTATCCGCACCGCCTACTCGACCATCAAAATGACTTCTGTGTTTGTGATATGCATCCGCTATCGAATTATCTTTGTTTTGACCGGCGATGCCGATATAGTTTTGGATTCTTTCAACTATTTTATTCAGTTGAGTTGCAGAACCTTTCTTACCACGCCCCAAAACTAACTGCGCGGCGGGTGCGCGAGCCATTTCTTCTGCTCTTCTTGGTGAAACCCCTTCTCTCATTAGTGCGTTGATAACATTTACAGGTGGTCTACCTCTTGAAGTGGGTGTGAAGAAAGCATCGGGTAGCGATGCAAGAATATCAAGTGGTCCAATTTGACCATATTGCGCTCTTTCGTTGTATTTTTCCGACCCGTATTCGGGAAAATGGTGATTATCCTTACTTGTAGGGTCTTTCATGTTGCTATCGTATCTCTCAAGAAGGCTTCGCATCCTGTATGAGCCATCAGCCATCTTTTCGGGTGCGCGAACTATGTGTTGAGGCTCAAGAACATTTTGCCTTGCGCCTAATTCACTCTCTATACCCAAAGCACCAATGATTTTACGAAACTCTTTCTCAAAATGAAAGGCTCCCGATTCAAGAAAACGACCCACGGTGGGATGCGCTACGCTATTGTAGTGCAAATTGATGAGTTTCCCATTACGGTCGCGTGTTTTGCGCGCAGAAGTAGGAACTCTTCGGGATTCGTGTGTTCCGTAGTGATTTGTTTTGTATTCGGGGTGTAATTTACCGCTTTCATCAAACGGAATAGGCACAGTATGAAAACCATCTCCGCTATCACGCTTACTTTTATTAAAGTCATTAGCGGCTTTATTGAGGATAATTTTAGCGGTTTTTAGCGACAAATTACCCGGATATTGTTGTTTCAACTTCTTATTATCTGCAAGATACCTTGCCGCCGCCTCCATAGGCCAATGACGCATATTATCGGGTATTTCTTTGTGTCCTTTACCTGTTGAGTGGTCTATATGAAAATGAGACATTTCTTTATGCGGTGAATCCGGTGAAGGAAACGACATAGGAATCATTTTCCCTCCTGCTCCGCGCTTATACACTCCTTTACCCTTGAGGATAATATCGTCAAACTCGTCCATCACAAACCACCCCTGCGCGTATAGAGTCCATAAGCATGAGTTCCCCACATTGTAGGGTCATCATCGGGGTCTGTTTCGGTAGCGCCTGTTGGGGCGGAGGTCATACGAGGATGAGCGTTAGGTGTAGGTCCATCGGGTGCAGGGTCAAGACTCGCATCCATTTTATTGGTCAATCCTCTCAACAACTTCTCAAGTTTTTGTATAAGACGACGATATTCTTGTTTGTCGCGCATTGTCATACCTTTAGCAAGTAAAGATGAGAATGGAGATGCCCCACCTGCCGCTAAATCATGCGCTTTTGAGTGTTCTGCACCCATAGGTGTGTTAGGTTTTCTTGGAGTGTGTTGCTTTTTAGGTGCTTTGGTCGCTTCTCTATGTTCAGCCGTCCCTCTTGGTGCGTGAGCGACGCGAGAATCAACTTGTTCTGTCGGGATAGAAGGTGTGTTAGGTTGAGTAGGCATACTTCCTGCCATTTCTGCTCTTCTTGCTTCGGCTTCAAGCGCTTGGGGTGGACTCATCATAGCCGGTGGACCCGAACGCATAGATGCTGTTGTGAGATAATTAGGAGTAGTGCGAGTTTGTCTGCTGTATTGCATTGAAGGTTGAGTTGCCCTGTGTGATGCGATAACACCTGTGTATTTACCCGGATTTCGCCCGGTATCAACTCTTAACGGATTACCTGCTTTCCTTGTGCGGGTTTTTTTCTTTGAATCTATTGTTTTGGTCTTCTCTTTCTTACCCTTACGACCTTTTTCAGCGCGTTGTCTTGCACGAACTGTTGCTATCGTAGTGGTTTTCTTAGGCTTTTCCCTGTCGTATTTTGGCTCGTCTTTTTTTTTGATAACATCGAAAGCCATATCCATAGGCTCTCCTGTCATCACGCCCATACCTAACCCATTACCACGCGGGTTAGCGCCCTCGATAGCGTCAGCCTGTCCGACTTGACCTGCAAGTTGACCTGCTTCTTCGGTTGGGCGCTCTTCATCCTCGGTGTTCTGTTGAGGTATTTTAATTTTCAAATGCTGAATACCATGCATTGAAAGAGCGCGTTTTTCTTGTTCTTGTTGCTTTTTAGCGTCATGCTTAGCGCGCTCTTCGGAATCTTCACGCCCGACCGAAGAATCTTCTTCGATTTCTTCTGCGCTTTGACGCGGGTTAAATCTTAATCCCGATGTGCTACCTTTCTCTCCGCCCATTAAGCATCACCATCACACAATGATTCAAAAGTCCTTTGGAGAATGCTCGCTATATTGTAATAAAATAAACAAACCTCTTCATTTTCCTTAAACGCTGTTGCGTATGCGCTAAAAATAGTGTGTATGGCCGTCATCATATGTGCCAAAATGGATTGCGCGTGTATAAACTTCTCACCATCATCGACAGTCATTATTTTGAATTGAGTTTCAACATCCTTCAAGATGCCTTTGTGAGTGTGATATTCAGCGTATATGTGTGGAGCCATATTGCTAACTGCATGATGCCAACGGTCTATGACATGATGCGTGAGTTTGAAGAAATCGCCATACTCGTCGCTATTTAACTGTCGATTTATGCGCAAAAGGTCGCTATTTTTAATATCGCGACACTCAATAAAAGGAACAAAAACAGTAGACTCACTCATCGGTTTCACCCATCAATTTGGTTCTTAATTTGCGCCACACTTCGGGGGATTCTTTTGCTAATTCAACTTTGAGGATGTTGATTGTTTGAGCGTTGATGTTTTCTGTCACATTACCTGCCGCGCGGTCTTGTATCTTCATCATCATATTAACCGTATCACGAACTTCTTTGTGTAGCGAAACGATATTGCGCACATATTGAGGGTCATTACGGTCAGCATCGTCAAGAAAATGCGATAATTCGCCGTTTAAGCGGGATAGATTGCCGCGTATGGAGTTCATCTCATTACCTGCTTCAATAGCGATTATATCTGCCGCACCTTTTTGCACAAGAGGTTTCAAGTGATGTTTCAAGTGATGATATACGCTCGACTCCGGCATATTCACATCTACCGCTATCTCTTCTGTTGTCATAGACCCGTTGTAATAAGCATGCTCAAGAGATTCGCGTTTCAAAGATGTGCATAAACTACATTCGCTATTTGCACCCATATGATATTCACCCATATGGTTGCGAAAATGGCGGTCAGCAGTTCCTTCGCGCCAATCCTTATCTTTGTCTAATTGCTTAGCGATGACAATTCCATCTCTCATCAATTCTTCTAAACTATCTCGCTCTTCATCTTGACAAAAGGGGCAAGATGCTCGCGTCACTCTCTCGCCCATAAACTGTGCAGAACGAAACACTTGAAAATGATTGCGATATAGAGTGCGCCATGCGCACTCCTAAAAAAACCCCCCGTATAGCAGGAGTTCCATTGAATAAAACTGCCGCTATTAGTCTCGGAAAAGGAGTTATGGACTCTTTACTCAACCGAAAAGTGAATGATGAAGAACGCAATAGAAGATTGAAAATATGTCACTCTTGCGAACACTTTAACGCACCGAGATGCACTCTATGTGGATGTTTTATGAACTTCAAAACAACCTTAACATCGAGCAACTGCCCTATCCACAAATGGTCAACCTTGCGAGAACTTGCGATAGACCATTCCGGTGAAACTGAAAAGACCAAACAGCGCGACGAGTAAATACGACAGGCTTGTTGAGTCCATACTACCGCTATTGAATGCGATAATCATAAAACAACCAAGTGTTAGACTGATTAACTGAACCATAATCATGTCAACAATAACAGACTTACGCATATTGCTAAAATCACTCATTGCGGTAATTAAACCACCCGTCCAATCTCCACTACTTTGCATCTTTAACGGCCTCCTGTTGCTAATCCCCGCACTAACGAACCGAGTCCGCCGCCAACATTCTGCATCATGCCGGGGTCAGCCATCGCCGCGTCCAACATTCCTTGCATACTGCCTTGATTCGCCATAGCGACCATTTGTTGCACTTGCATTTGGTTCTGTTGCACTACATTGGATGAGTTGTTTTGGATTTGCGTCTTGCTCATAGTAACGCTATCGGCAGTTGGTAGTCCTTGAACTCCACTAAAGTCAAACTTGTAGCCTTCTCCATCTTCAACTAAGCGCGCACTTGCGAGCATAGTATGAACGGAAACCGCTACAACGCTACTCATTAGACTAATTAGCGGTTGAAAGTTTGTATCATTCGCCAACCAACGGTCGATAAGTGGGTTTGAGGTGATAAGGGCAGAAATAATATCCATTTCGCTTGGTGGGGCTTGATATTGTTGTTGTTGCCCCCACGGAGTCTGCTGTTGTTGCCCCCATTGTTGCATAGGAACTTGTTGTTGTCCTCCCGGTAATCCAAGATTCAAACCCGGTTGTTGTTGAGGTTGCTGATTACCACTGAACGGCCACACCATGATACCACCTCACGCGCTCCCTTCATTTGATTCTGTCGGTAAAGCAGTTGGTTGTTGTTGCGCTACTTGTTGTTGCATTTGATGTATCGCTAACGCGTCGAAAAGTAGCCGAGCGTTGCCATTATTTTGAAATTGACGCATATCGAACATCACAATAACCAAATCATTCACCCCTGTCGCGCTATTTGTCATATGCGTGACCGGAATGTTGTCTTTCTTCAACATATCAAAGAAAGGTTGGTATTTGATAAGTGTAGGAGGCGTGTTATCTTTCTTTTTGATGGTTTGAATAGGAACTGCAACCACAGACACTCCTTTCTTGAGTTTAGCCTTTAGCGTTCCACCTTTTGCTTCTTGTTCTGCTTCTTCTTCGCGTTCCCACTTGGTAAGCATATGATACAAATGCAAATGTTCGGGACAATAAGTGCCTCTTAATTTTCGCCCACTCGTCACATTCTCTCGCGCTACAAACGCTTCGGGTTCACCTGTGACCGGATTATGAAAATACAACTCCCATAGTGATTTTCCTGTCTCTTCATCAACGATTTGGTCGTAAATGTTGCCCGCTAAGCGAATAAGATTCTCTACATCTGCCCCATCAATGACACAACGCATCGTATTGGTGTTATATCGGTATTTACCCCCGAAAAACCACCTACGGGGTGAAAAAAAGCCTCTTTTTGTTGGTTTTAACAACCTATACGCCTGTTTTATGTCTTGACGGCGCGCTTTTGTTGGATTTGAATGTCTTGACGGGTAAAAATTGACTTGAGGGACTTCGATTACACCCGATTGCTGTTGCATAGCGGCTTGGACTTGCGCTTGTTGTTGTATTTGCGCTAAAGGCATGTTTGTTTGTGCGGCGAGCCGTAGTAATTCGGTTTGTGTTTTATTTCCAAGCATATTATCACCATTGTAGCATTTCAAGTAGCGTTTTTTCAACATTCCATCCTATATTTGTAGCCATCATAGATACGCGGCAAGGAATACCCGCTTTTTGTAGTCTGCGCATAGCAGGTCTATGCACATCGAAGACTTTGTGTTCACGAAGTCTATTTGATTGCCAAAGTATGTTTGCATTGTCATCCCACCACTCATCTGCCTTGTTCGCAATAATCCACACTTGTTTAGGGGCATAGCGCTTACCTTTCAATCTTGTCGATAATTTACGATATTTCCAACGCTTCTCAATCAAAGAATCAACAAGAAACTCCAAACCGCCAACAACATCAATCACTTGAGAACCATTCCCTGTCAATGCGCGAGTGTCAGTCATGAAAATAACAATCTCCACTTGTCTATCCACCATATCATCAACCCAAAGGTTCCAAAAACGCTGTTGACCTCCAATATCTGCTGAATGCACGACTCTTTTCTCACCTTTCCAACGAAGACGCTTTCTTGTGGCGCGCGGAAGCACATGTCCTCCTTGTATCAGTCTTTTAGGGTGCATAGTTCGTTCTTCTATCTCTTCCATCTCTCCGGGGGTGCGCATAAACAAATCAAGCGTCGTCTTACCGACTAATGTTGGACCATACACACCTATTCGTCGCGGTTTAAGAAAATTATACAACTCTTTGCCATATACGACCGCACCCATAAGTGCGCTACCCGCCAACGCTACTGCCATCTCACGAAACCCAACCTACGACTTTATCTTTAGCCCATTCAACAGTATTTTCCCATACGCTGAAATCAGTTCCATATTCAAACCAAGAAACACCTAATCCTGTTCCTGCGGCAAGTAAAATAGCGAATAATAATCCTTTTCCGCGCTCGTAGTAAGTGTCAAGTGTGTTTTGAGTGTGCAAAGCGCGTAAGGTCGCCTCCGTAGCATCATCGCTTGGTGTCTTAAACAACCAACCCATCACCCTCACTCCTTTTTCTTCTTAGCAAATGTCCCATCAGCCTTTCTTGCTTTACCTGTTGCACCTAAAGCCATTGGTGTCTTTTTATCTGCCGGGTGAGATGGCGCGTTGACCGCTTCTTCTGCCGCATTTTGCATTTCTTGTTGCAAAGCCATGTATTGAACCACTTCGGGGTCTTGTTCAAGTTGGTCAAGTTGATGAGAGAACATCATTTCTTGCTTCTTCATCTCAATCTCCATCTGCTTCTGCGCGAATCCCATCTGTTGCTTCTGCATTTGACGCGACATGGTTTTCTGCATGTTAGCAAGACTTGCTTTTTGGTCCATTGAGTCTTGAGCAAGCATTTTCCAAAGAAAATAACCCATACCTTGCAATGTGAACGCGCCCATCGTGTAAGTTAACGCGTTTGTTCGCACTTCATCAGCAACGAGCCATAACCCCGCATCGAATACACCGATAGCGCACCCGACTAAAATTGACACGAATGATATGAGTCCAAGTATTCTTAATTCATCTGCATTTTGTGGATTACTCGCCGGTTGCATAGTGTTCCCTCGGTTATGCGGTGAACTGTGCATCAAATAAAGGTAATTGATTCACCTTTTCCGGTTTTCCTGTTTCCTGTCGGGAAATGTAATGAAATATATTCCTTTTTCTTAAGGGCAACCGGAAAAACCGAAAACTCATTGGTTATTCTGCCGTGGGTTTGGTTGTGTGAGTGGATTACCAAGCACTTGAACGAAACCTGTTTGTTGACCTTCTTCGTTTGTAGCGTCTTGTTGCATAGGTTGAGCGAAGGCCGTTTGTCCGGGTTGCTGTGCCGCTTCTTGCTGTGCTTGACGCACTTGCACCATACTCGGTTCCTCTACAACAGGTTGTTGTCCTACACTAAGATGTTGCTTTGTAGCCTCCATCAACTTATCCGCATACGCTTTCTTTTCCGCTTCAATATCTTCTTTGGATTTAGGTCCATACGAACTATAAAATTGGTGTGATTGTTGAGTATTGTCGGCTTGTTTGCCTAATCCGTTAGCAATATCAATCTCTCTTTGTTGTGCTGTGTTTGTAGGAATCCAAGTTGGATGAATCGACTTTAACATCTTAACATCATCGAGAAAGTTCTTCCTCTCATCCGGGTCTTGCTCAAACAATCGCTTCAAATCCGTCAAGTTATCCAAACCATACATATCTTTCATGTCGTGCATTTTGTTTTCCAAATACAAATTAGGAAAGTGATACATGTCGAAGAAGTTATTCGCGTTATCAACAATCTGCTGTGCATCTTCATACGACATATCGAACTTATCATCATGCTTGGTCGCTCTTAATTCTTGATTTGATTTGATAACCCCAAGCACTTTATTGACGAAGGTGTTATCATCCGACTCCGGCGCTACTGCATTCAATTCAGCATCTTCTTTTCTTTGAGCAAAATAATCTTTGAATGTGAACTCTTCTAATCCTAAGTCTTGATTGTGACTCTCCGAGTGTGGCATTCTATTGATGATGTGATAACTGTTCAGCGCGTCTTTATCATCAATATCTTCTATGGGGTTGCCATTTTTATCAACAATCATCTTAGAAATGTTAGCATCTAATTGTGACTGTTGCTCTCTATTCAAACCCCCCTGCGCGTATTCTTCTATCGTCATAGGTTGACCATCGCTATTCAGTATTTTCTCAATGTCGGGTAGCATATGGTCTTGACCGGGCAAGTTTTGTATCTTGAAAAATGCGATTTTAGCGCGCATCTTTGCCATCTCCTTATGTTCATTCATCGCCACATCACTAATAGCGGTGGGTATTGTCATATGGAGCGCGTCTCTCTTGCCTCTCAAAACATCAGTTTTAGTTCCGTCATCGTTGGTAATCTTCTTTGAAGTTCGCAACCAATTCTGCGCGTCATCCGAATGTTTTTCGAGGTTAGGGTGTAAAACATTCCCTTTCGGCAAATCCTTAGTGTATTCATCATCAGCGGTTTTCGCGCCTGTGAGTTCTTTCATCGCAAGATAATCGTTATTCGGGTTCAATTTACCACCTTGACTCACCATCAAAGGTTTCTCTCCCGACTCTATCAAACTATCAAAGTCTTTCAAGAAAGACATAATTTGACCATCTTCTTCATCTTTAATCTCTTCCCATGTTCTGCTTGATAACATGTTAAAGGCTGATTCAATACGGTTTCGACGCTCATCTTTGTTTGACTTAAAGAAATTGCGGACTCTTTCGGGTGTTTTGTAGTGCGATATATCAACGCTACCAAAACTATCGAATGCTTCTTCATGCATATCCTCCCACTGTGTCACTACTCTACCGCCTTTGTGAGATAATAGCGGTGTAGTCCAAGTAGGGCTTTTATACATCCTGCTCATGTATTTTTTCATCGCTTTTTCCTTATCATCACCCGCGGGCATAGCGTTGATTTCATCAAGCATTGGTGTTCCTTGAGCAAGTAAATCTCTTTGCTCACTCTTGGTGTTGGTTGCATCGGTCAACATAACTTGAACATCATGAAACAAATCATGAACTTCATGATTGTCATCATCGAACGACCTGTAATCATGCGCTAACAAGCGATTACACTTCTTTTCAATCATATCGTATTTTGTTCCGGTTTCAACACCATCATCGTCTTTTGTCACTTCATTGTGAAGCCCAAAGCGCTTTGCCATTTTCTTGATGCTTTCAATTTGCTTCTCTAATGATTGCCTACCTGCTTTGTGTCGCGCATCTCTTAACACATTAGAAGGCATTCCTAATCCGGGCAATCTTTGTTGCGGGTGAGGTCTAATTGGTTCGATTACTTGACCTTGACCGAACTCGGATGGTTGTTCATCTTCTTCTTCGTCATCTGCATGAAGATGCTTGAGTCCGGTTAGAATGTTTGAAGTTCGCTGTTTTTTCTTCATAGCGGCTTTTGCTCGCTCAAGGTCTTCGCGTGTATGAATGTCCGGCAACTCACCATCTTCTATACGACCTAATAGCAAATCAAGCGGTCTTATACTATCGGAACTGAACATGTCGTTGATGATATTGTCACCCATAGATGTTCCTACACTTTGAGGACCGGGCAACAGTCTGCTTGGGTCGGTGATGGGTTCTACATCTTCACCCATCTGCCTAATTCGATTCATGTTGGCAATCTTAGCGATTTTTTCAGCATCCATAGCGGGTCCTACTTTGTGCGGGTGATGCTCAATATGTTCAAGTAAATGTTCATCGTTTTGGTCTATTGTTCCATGACCTAAACATGAACCACAAATACCATCCGATACATACCCATTGACTTGGTTATCCCAATGTTGACAATCGGGACACGCGTATTCGTTATGGTCTTGTGGTGAAGTTTCACAACTGTTTGCGTCGTTATAAGAATCATACGATTGATACTCAAAGGGACGACCGTGTTGACTAATCCATCTTCTCATTCCCTTTGATGAAGCAGTTAGTCCATGCAGTTCGTGATTATGTGCTTTAGCGTAAGCAACTATCTCATCTTTTGTCAAACATGCGTTGCCTCCGCAAGTTCCACATCGCGTTAACGAACCTGTCGGATTTGAATAATTTTTCTTATCGCTATGCGTATAACTTCGATTTGCTTTGACCTTATCCCTCTCACTCATATTAACGGTAATATCTTTGAACTCATTTTTTATGTCATCAGTTGTCTTTAGTGCTGTTTCAGCAGAAGTCAAATCACTTATGATTTCGGGTGTAATGTCAACACCTTTCTCTCTCAACATGGCTAATGCATCATCAAGATTTGTCGGTAGAGGTGCGTGATAACCTCCACCCGCGTAGTTGATTGCTGAACCTAATGTTTCACCGATTCTCCCTCTTAGTCCACCTTTAGCGTCTAACGGACTTCGGCTTACTTCTCTTGATGCTTTAGGTCTACCTGCTTTGTCAAGAGCAAAGTTGAATCTGTGTCGCTTATTCATACCGTTCTTTTCTTCATACACATCTTTGTGTAGCGCGTCAACCGCTTCGGATAATCTACCTTCTTCGGGATTTTTACCTTGCGTTTTCATCATCTCGCTGATTTGAGGATAGAGTGAAGAAAGAGTAGCGATGTGATTGTTATCAACATCAAACTTAACTTTTGATTGCGCGACTTGAACTGCTTCTTTTAGCGCATTATGTTTTTCTTTAGACTTTCTGTATCTGTTTAACTCAACACCATACGCCCCATGACTGTCGCTATTCTTGCAGTAGTCAGCCGCCTTAGTCCTCATTTTCTTCAAAGCGCTATTCATTGTTTTTGTTTGCGCTTTCAAATCTTCGGGTTTTACAATATCGCCATCAGCCCTAAACAAATGACCAAGCAGAACATACGCTTCATATCCATATTTATTTTTCAACATGGCTTTGACTTGCGGTTCGGACATACCTTGTATATTTGGTAATTCTTCAGCGGCGTATTTGATATATTGCAAATTACGGTTCAAGTTCTCTATCTCGTCAAACTTCATTCGACCCTCCCACGAATCCATTTTGGTATTGTGACCCAAGATGGTCTTATCATCCGACCCATCTCGCTTTATCGTTCTGTCATTGGCGAACTTGTTGTAATCCTTCGTTGCTTTTCTATATGCAGGTTGGCCCGATGCTTTAACCAAGTCGGTAATCATATGCCTTTTACCTCTATTTGACATTTTTCCATCAAACAATAAAGGTGTGCGCAAATCTCTTCGTGCCATAGTGAGCAAGTTAAACGCTCCTAAAATGTCTTGCTTTTGATTTTTAATGAGCGTTTGCAAATTGTCGTGCGCATCTCTTCTTTCAGTCCCGCTTGTGGACGGGAATGCATACTTCCATGTTTCTGCGGCTAATGGGTTTCTTTCAATATCAGCGGCTATTCCCTTTGGTCTTGCTTGAGTCCATCTCGCGGGAACGCCATACTTTGATGATATGTCTTCGGTAGCGCTACCAACTCTCGTCAAAGCGTTTTGCTCGATAGCGTATCGAACGGTTGGCAAATCCATATTAGCCAATTCTCTATCAGTTCTCATCCAATCTTCCTGTTCATCACCGCGTCCTTTCATGTCGTGATACATGTTAACAAGCGATGTTTCCACTCCGCGTCCAAGCGGCATATGCCCGTTCGCTTCTGTTCCGAGTTCACCCAAAGGAACACCAAATAAAGAAGGAACTTTCATCAAGTCATACAAATAAGGCGACCGTATGCCCCCTTTGCCGCCTCTATTCTCACCGATGTTTCCGTGTCGTTCCGGTGAACCAACACAGTTAACACAAGTATGTTCTCCTTCGCCTAATTTCTTCTCTCTCAAGGCTTTATGTTGGTCAATTGATTTAGATGCGTGATTCATATCACTCATCTCTTTTGTGTGCCTCTTTCTCATAAAGTTGAATAGCATTTTATTGATTGAATCGTTATCTAAGTCGCTACTGCTACCCATTTGATTCATCATTTTGATAGCGCCTTGATTTAGGCTGTCATAATTCTCACCATCACCAAATGCTTGCGCTACTTGGTCTAAGAATGCTAATGGGCTAATTCCTAATTCACGGATATTCTCGCGCATTTCATTGTTTTGGGTCAATCTTGTCTTGAGCCAATTCTCGTCTAAGTTCGCGGCGGTCATAGCATCTGCTCTTGCGTTTTCTTCTTCGGTTCTTTTCGACGGTGGCTTCATCAAAGCAAGTAAATCGCCTTCATTATGAATCAAACCTGCATCTTCACCTGCATCGTTCAATCGTCTTTTAGCGGCTTGAACAATGTGATGAGTGCCGAGAATGGTGTTCATGAAACTTGCTAATTTTTCCTCGCGTTGAGCCGGTGTTAGCACTTCGCCTGTCTTTCTATCAGCGTAAAGGTAATGACCTTCGGGAACATCGGGGATGTTAAGAGATTCACCCATTTCCTCTTCTTCTTCTGTCTTGTCACCTTCTTCATTTTCAAGACCTTTCAATGCAATAATTCTACCTACTTCTTTGTTGTATTCATCTCTTGAGATTCTACCCGCGTCAAGCAATCGCTTATTGTATTCGACTTCGTTCATCATAACTTTATGCTCAAAAGCCGCTAATTTGTCCTTGTTTGCTTGTGTGAATAACGAACCTTTACCTGTTCGCATGAACTCTTTTAACGCTCTATGATGTGCGCGACTCTTACGCTCTAAGAACTCTCGTCGCCCTTTCTTTGACATACCCGCAAGTTCTTCTCGCGTCACATCACCGTAAATCAATTTCGTTTTAGAATCTCTACCCAATAGCGCATCGAAACCGCTACTGATAGAGGTTCCGGCTTTACCCCCACCTAATGCTTCTTGGGTAGAAACAGACCCCGCTTGGCGGTCTTGAGTATCTAAATCGTTTCTGTCTCCTTCGCGTCCTGTGTTAAGCCCCGCCTCTTGCGCTACATCGACTTGACCTGTGGATTCAAACACCGTTCTCATTATGTTTCCGTTTGATTTAATCGCAGGGTGTATGTTATCTATACCATGCTTGCTTGTGTCTACATGTCGCGCGACAGCGCTCGCGATTGCCGCTTGATATTGTGGATTAAAAGGGTTAGTTGGCTCTCCGCCAAGTGATTTCAAGCCCGAAAACGGACCGACCAAAAGAGCGTCCGGTGCGTTGACTTTGATTGGAGTTTTGATTCCTAATTGATTGCCTATTGCTTTCCATGTAGGTGTCATAATTGGGTCGCTACCACTTTCATTGGTTCGACCAAACTCTAACTTTTGTCGCCCACCTACACCGATAGCGTTGAGAGCCTTAGACGCGTGAGTATTCATCATAGTCTGCATTCGGTCATACACTTTCTGTGTCAAGTAAGCATCGGATGCAACCTTTCTTTCTACGGGTTCTTCACCCAAACCTTCACGCCTTGCATTTTCCCTCTCATGCTCATGTCCTTCTCGCTCACGCTCCGCTTGCACCATTTGTTGTATAGTGTCAATGAGTGCGTCTTGAGTAGCGCTGTGAGTAGGAGCGAAAGTGCCTCTATCGTCATCATCGGTCATGGTATTACCGCGAACAGGGTGTTGTTCAAACATGCTTTGGTATGCTTGGTCAAGTGCGGTTGCTTGAGGGCTACCACCCCTCGGTGATTCATCGCGCGGGTCGTATGGTGGAACATCCTCAAACCTTCTGTTGCTCTCATCACGCGCTTCTGCTTCGTCCGATTCCGCTTGTGCTTGGTCTTGCGCTTTATATCCGCGCTGTCGTCGTCGGAATGACTCTTCATCGAGCGCATCTTGTAAATCAAAAGAACCTGTCTGCGCCGCTTCATTGTAAGCCATACCTGCCGCTTGAAACGCAGGGTGAGCATCCTCACCATCGCGACCACTTTGCCAATCTAAAGCCTCCATAACCTTGTCCGGTCGCTTTACTTTGTATTTGTCAAGCATACCGAGGTGGTGAAGGATTTGTTCGTCCTTGACTGTGGCCTCATAAGGCGTAGTGTCTAAACCATTCTCTTCTGCATAAGTAGCAAAGACAGCACTCATAGCGGGAGTGATGAATGGTGTTTCGTCATGCTGTCGTTCAAACGCGTCTGTGTTAGCATCAGCGCCTAAACTTTCAATAAACGCTTCTCCGATAACCTGTGAGGCATCTCGGAGTGCTTCTTCATGACTTGCACCATACGATAACAACTCTTCTATGTGGTCAAACATCATCTGTTGGACTTGCGGTATTCGCTCATCGTTAGCCTTGACATGCCCCGGTCTATCGTCGGGCGCTTCTTCGGCTTCTTCGGCTTCCTCCGGCTCTTCTTCGGGGGGCGCTTCGTCTTCTTTAGCCTCGCGAGCCGCCAACATTCGCTCTCTACCTTTCTCTCGGAACCGCGCCTGTGCTTCTTCTCTCTTGGCTTTTTCAGCCGCGCTCAATACCTTGACTTTCTTCTTGTCTTGGGGTGGGTCGGGCTTGAACTCATCGGTTGTCATCGGCCCATAGTCAATATCGTCGTATGGGTCGTCTGCATCGCCTTTGGCTTTGACAAAAACATACCCTTTGGGAGCATCACGCTTGGAGAGCATAAGACAGGCGAGGGAGTGAATGCCCTTGAATCTAACGGTTGGGGCAAAAAATAATACTGTGAGCGCGGTTGAGATTTTTTTCATTTGTAATTTTTTTTTCTGTATTTCGCATGGGGTTAAGCAGGGCAAAAATGCGCTATCGCTACCGCTACTCCGGCTAAGCGCTATCCCGCTACGGGCAATAAGGCGCTATGTCGCTATCGCTATCGTTAACGCTATCGTGGTTTCAGTAGCGCTTATGACCACCTTTAACATACCGCTACAATAGCGGGTAGCGATGCCTTGCAGTATAGCGTATAGCGCAGTAGCGTAGCGAGGTCGGCTGATTCAAGCGCCTTTAGCGCCATAGCGTAGCGCCGACC